TGTGTAGGTGTGTTATCAATTCCGTATTTATCTGCAAATCCAGACTTTACAAATTCGGACAATGAGAAATTCTCCGATAGTTTCATCTTATAGTCATTCTATATTTTATTAAAAATAACTATAAAAAGATTACTTCTGGGACACTCGATTTTTATACCTATATAAATACTTATCTTAGAGATTTGAGTGTCCCAGAATTAACAAGAAGTATCACGGATTGAATTTTTTATTATATTTGTGGAAGTTAAACCTTAAAAACTATAAAATTATGAGTGAAAAGGAGATAATTAAGAACGAAGTTGTCGAACTTAATGAGAAAATTAAGGCTCGACTGGAAGAACTTGGTTTAGAGGAGTTCCATTTTTCTGAATTTTACGGTAGTGGTGAATGCGATTGGTGTGATGAAGAAATAGATTCAGATATATCTTTCGATGACAATTTGGGTGTTGAGTTTAGATATTGGGGTACTGATATACCAATTAAATACGTGAGTATCGCTATTGATTTGAGGGCAATAAAAATAGTTGGAGAAACAATATTGTATTGTTTAGAATTGTTTTGGCAAGATGATAATGGGGTGTTTGACGAAGAGGCTAACTTTGTGGAGTTTGAAGATTTGTTAGATATGGACTATTATGCCTACTATAAGAATGTTAAGTCTTTATTAGAACGTATTTTAGAATACGGTTTAGATGAAGAAGATTCTTACGGACTAATTGAAACAAATAAAGAGTATTTTAGATAAGATTAAGATTATGATTTACAAAGTTATTCGCAGCTATAGTTATCGAATGGCAACTATTGTTGAAGCTAATTCAGAAGAAGAGGCGATATCGATTATTGAGAGCAACCCATGTGATTATGATTGGGATGATGACGATGGGGGAGAACACATGTTGGAAGATACCTATTGTCATGTTGGAGTAGATAAGGAAGGAAAAGCAGCAGAAACAATAAGTGATGTTGTAGATTTTGAAGCTTGGTAAATTTTGGGTGGTCATTAGGCCACCCAAATTTTATATTGATAAGTACCATGTTCCGTCTTCTCGATAAACTCTATGTTTACCCTTATTCTTTCCAATTCTACCTTTGAATTTAGCTGATAATTTATTTTTTGTTTCTTCTGAATGATGTTTACCTTTATTAAGTTCTGATAATTTATGTTTTGTTTCTTCAGACATAGGTTTTCCCTTCCTTCCTTTTGTTGTTTTAGAAATCTTCATCTTAGTTTCTTCAGACATAGGTTTTCCAGTAAGAGTTTTTGATATTTTACATTTATGTTCTTCTGAAAGTGGTTTACCCTTTAATGCATCAGATACTTTTTTATTATGTTCTTCGGTGTGTATATGAGATTTATTTTTTGTAGAAATACAAAGTTTAGCGTACTCTGAGTGTTTGTGACCTTGAAATGATGGACTACTATTGCCACCAGGCATACGATTCAAACAATATGGGTCACTCTTCCATAAATCACCAACTAATTCCTGTTCAGCGATGTTAAGCTCCGTTTTATTGTTGTAGAACCCAAGGATAGTAAATACATAATCGTTAGGATATTGTTTATAATACTCCCAAATACCTACTCCACTACCTTTATATCCATCATCTAAATTATTAGTTTTATGTTGTCCGAAATAGTAGTAATCTTCCCAACCTACTGCGGTACATTGTACTTTATATGTGTAGTAATATGTCTTTTTCATACACTGTTAAGATAGAATAATTTTCAAAAATTTCAATTTTAACATACCCAAATTTCGCTAGAATATGTCGGGTCTTGTAGAACTCCTCCAAACGCAGTTAACATAGAAATTACTGCATCAATTTTATTCTTACGTGAAGCTCCCTTAACAGGTTTGGTATTCTCATTCCAATCGGATTTAAGTGTTGTATTTTGAAAACACCATAACACACATTCGTTATAATCGATAGTAACATTTTTGGATATTACACGTCTTTCAAATTCTTTTGTCGGTTTGTTGTATGCACCTATGCTCTGTGAATATGGCGAACAATTAAAACCGTGTTCTGTTAATTGAATGATAAATTGAGAACTATTCCAAGCATCATAGTATATTGTTTGTACGGAACACACTTTATTTATTTCGTGTATCAAATTCACAATGTAGTCGTAATCTGTTACGTTACCTGGAGTTGTGATTAAGTGACCTTGACGTTTGAACTTTGTATATAATTGTGTGTTTTCACAATCTACATAAGTATCTTCTGGCACAAAACACCAAGTTTTGAATATGACTTCTGAATTATGTGTAATAATCATTGACAAACTTGATAAGTCAGATACGCTACTTAAGTCAATACCAAGTGAACAATACATTCCTCTATATTGTTCTAATTCAATTTGTTGCATCACACTTCGCAATTTATCATCTGACAACCATACTTCTCTTGAACTACACCACATATTTAGATTCTTAGTCTTAATTGGTGTTTCGTCTGATGGGTTGTTATAAGCTCGTGTAACTTGCTGCTCCATATATTCAGAAGTTACAGTAATATCTAACGAAGGACATGCTTTCTTCCAATTCTTTTTTTCAGTCCATATATCATCGTCATCAAGTTCGTATATCAATGGGAATATCGTATCGTCTGTAATGTTGCCTTGTAATATTGACACACCCATATCTCTATACTCTTTACAAGCAGATGATAAGTTAAAACCAGCAGTAGTAATGTATATCATCATAGGGTTCTCGCGCATACCCATACCTGAGATAAGAACGTTTGGTACATCATTATTTGGAAGTCCATGATACTCGTCAATAATAGCAAAATGGGGGTTATAACCATCTCCTAACTTCGCATCTGAAGTCAACATTTTAATACGACCTTTATTTAACTTTGTAGAAATAACATTACGAAGACACTTAAACATATTTTGCTGGTTAATTGATTCTGCGTAATTAGTTGCATTTCTAAAACCAATATTTGTTTGGGCTGCCGACGGTGATACGAAATAAATATCTGCTGATGGTTCTTCATCACCAACTAAACCATATAATGCTAATGCTGAAGCTAACGAAGTCTTACCACATTTACGACTAATCTGAATGTATGTATTTCTAACTACTCTTTTATTTGTTCCTTTGTGATAGAAACCGAACATGCCATATACTAGGAACTCTTGCCAATCCTGTAAAATGAAAGGTTTATTATTGAACTTACCTTCTGTGTGCTTCAATGCTCTAATAAACTTTACAGGTCTATCAGCTTTTGATTGTCTAAACTCATAATTAGGATTTTCAAACCAACTTAAATATCGTTCACAACATAATCTAACTAAACTGCCAGCTACAATATCACCATTTATAACCTTAAGTGCGTATTCTTTGTATTTATATAGTTCATCTGTATTTTGCATTTAGTGTTATTGATAATTTTGGGACATTCTGGGACACTCAAATTTTTAGATATATATTTTATTATAATTAGAATTTCATTGAACCAGAATGAACGAGAGATATTAAGGATTGTATTTTAATTGTCGTTGTTAAATATCGAATTTAAGAACGATTCTGCATCTAACCCTGTATCTGTTAATTTTATCTTTGAACGTGATAAAGTAGTAAGACCAAATTGTTTTAGAGTTTCGTTAATTGCCCTTTCAGATTCCTTCATTACATTCCAACTTTGTGAGATATATTGTCTTCCAGAACCTGCTTCGAAAACAATTCCTTTTTCATCACAAGCATCTACACTTTTAAGATAATACATCAAATTATTTTTTAGCATCATGAACGATATTTGATACTCAGCTGGAACTGAACCTTGTGTTGCTTCAACATAATCTGCAACTGACCGCATAAAATCGTCCGCTATTTTAGAATACTCTTGCTCTGTTCGCATTTTGTCCTTCCTTTCTTTCTCGTTCATGCCTTTTCTTTGCTGACTCAGACATCTTCTGTCTTGTGCGTTCTGGACAACCATTTTTCCAACGCACATTATTTTTTTCACCTTTTGGCATTTTGAGATTGTATATATTTAATTAAAAATAAACAAGTTCTGAATTACTTTTAATTCAGAAAATTACTGCAAGTGTCAAGATAAT